CTGACGTTTGACTTTCCGCCAGTAAAGTCGATCACAAAATCTTTGAAAGTCGTGCCAAGCGTTACGCCGGTCGAGATGTCATTGACATCGCGGGTGCCATCATCAGTCTCGGCGTAGACCAGCGTAGTGCTGTTTGCGCCTTCCATGCGAAACCAAGCGTTGGCGGCGACATCATCTGCCGTATCGTTACGCGCCGATCCCACGCCGAAGCAAAGAATCGATCCGCTGGTGAACGTCGATGCACCGATCTTAACTCGCATCGAGACACGTTGAATGTCGTCGATGTCGAAGTCGAGAGCGTCGTTAAAATGCAGGCAGACGTTTTCGATTTCACTGGTCGAAACCAGCGTAAGCGTTGCGTCGCTCGTTCCCTTCGTGTAAACCGGCGTACCTGATGCCGACGTGTCGTCAACAACCCAAGCCGTTGCTGGATCGGCAGAAGTCGGAAAACTCGCCACCGCTCCGTTAAAATCATCGGAAAACTTCTCAAAGTCTTGTATACCAGCCATGTTTTTCATCTCCAAATTTGTTTATCTCTGTTTACCGAAAGGCCCTAGCCGCAATCGCGACCAAGGCAAAAATTCATTCAACTAATTAGGTGCAGCGACTCAGGCCACGCCAATCGATTGCAGCTGCACCGAACGTCTGCCGTACCTTGTAGCGATAGGTGTCGGTCTCAAAGTGCAGATCACTTTCAAGGACTGGAGCCTCTTCGCCATTCAGGAAGCTAAGCTCCACCGTGTCAATCTGTGCGGGATCCGCACACAGGTAATAGGCTCCGTTGTCGTGTCCGTCGATCAAAGGCTCGACAACTACGGTCAAAGGTCGTTGACCATTGACGCCGTAGATATTCACGACTCCTTCGTTACCGTTGGTCTGAGCGTAGGACTGGCTGTTGACCAGCTCCAGCGCAGTCGCCGACAATGCCGCAGGCACTAGCAAATAACGAGGTGTGATGCTAAGGATCGCGTCCGAGGACTGACCTTTTTGCAACATCATGAACGAAAACATTTCATTCAAGAGCGTTACGTTAAGTGCTGCGGCTGTGCTGTTCGTGTTCCTTCCTGAAGCGTGCGAAGCCGAGAACAATGACTGGCCGTCGCTCATCGTTGGGTTAGCGAACAGAACGTCGTAAACGGTCTTGTTCTGAACTCGACGAGCAGCGTTGCCGTGCATTGCAGGAATACGGCTGATCGCATCGAGATCGTCGTTAATGACTGTCTCCCAGCTGATCGTGAAGATCGCCCCGTACTTCTCGACCTTGTAGCTGGTCTTCGCATCACTGACCGACTTCTCTGGATAATCGCTTCCTTCTGGCACCATCTCTAGGTTTGGCGACTCGCCGAGGCTGATTCGATTGATGTTCTTGAAGTCTTCAACGCTGGCCGCTTGACGTGCCCAAAGGCTCCAGGTGTACGGTGCCTCCTCGTAGGCTTGACGGAGCGTCTTGTTTGCCGCGTCCAACAGCAAGTTCGGGAACGATCCGGTCGTGTGATACGCATCGCGTTGGATCCGATACTTGCTAGCCGCACCAGGCGAACCCATCGCAACGCGAGCGATCTCGGCATCGGTCATGCGATCGATCTTAAGCCCCATGCGCTGGACGCAGTGAGCTGCAAGCTTGCGAAGGTTGAGGTTAGCAAAGTCTTCGGCACCAGGAGCGGACTCTGCCTTTGCCTTGATGCGTGCGTTCTTAAACGCTCGCTGTACGAGACCGGAAGACATTGCCGCTGCCAGCTTGTCATCGCTCGACTCAGTAACGGAAACGTGCGAGGTGTTGTTATCGACGCTTTGGCCGATTGGTTGAATCGCCATTTGCCTGATGATCCTTTCACGAGCGACCTCGACAGTTACGTTTTCATCAACGAGTTGCTCAGCAAAAGATCGCTCCAATTTCGCTAGCTTGACATCGTTGTAGATAGTTTTTCTGCGTTGTTTATCTAAATTCAATTGTCTTTCGACTTCAGCTTTCACTTCTTCTTCCATGTTTTCGATTTTTTTATCCTCTGACATATATTCACCACGTTGCATGTCTTCTTCTTTGTCCATCATTTCCACTTCAACTTCTGCTTCCGGCATTTTGCTCGCCAGGAACGCAATAATTTCCGCCGGATCGGTCATCTCTTCTGGAAGACCAAGCATTTTTAATTTAGCCATTACAGCTTCATCCATTGCTCTGCTCACTTTCTCTTGGTCCAAGGACCGTCGAACTGTCGAATTAGGATCTGCACCCGTTGCACAGATCGAAGCATTATGTGGTTCCCAAGCGATTACAATTTCCGCCGGTCCTTCGATAACGACACCTAGCCGAGTGGTGTATTTTTGCCCTTCAGGGACGTATTGCCTTTGTAAAACGACAGCATCAATTGAAAAGTCATTCAAATGACCTTCTGCGTATCGCGTAGCCACTACTTGTGATTCTTGATCGCTCGCAAATTCCGCGACTCCTATTAACTGTCCATCTTGGATCTCGATATTGCGAATTGAACCAAAAACATTCCTGACCGTTTTATCGTTATGAGAATCGACTATAGGCAGTTGATTTTTTCCATTGCGAAACTGCACGCCATCCATCAATAGCACTTGTTTCAGCCAACCTCGTTGGGGGTCATATACTTCAATCGGCGTTTCAGTTGCAATAACTGCTTTACCGTCCTTTGGTTGTTCAAATAGCCTCTGTATCCTAGGTACTTCGTTTAATCTTTCGACTTTTTCGGCAGATCTCATTTGTCGCAATACCTTATTCGCCCATACATTTCCTGCATCGCCGCCCCATAATGCCCAAGCGATTCGACCGTTTGATGGGAAACCTTTTTCTCCTGGGCTAAATCCTTGCCCTTTTTTATCGACCTCATGGCGAGCGAAATAACTCACCATGCGCCCTATAGTTTCCGGACTCATATCTTTGCCATTACTCAAATCTCTAGCACGTGCCACGCCTACAAGCGTTCCGCCGCGATTGTGTTCCCTGCGCCATTCAAGACCTTGGGCTGCTTCTTTGCGCACGCCCTGCGGTGGCGTAAAATCGATACCTTCATACTTAGCACGAGCTACATTTTTAGAAGCGTATAACGCTCGAATTTGTTTTTCTGCATCTCCCTCAGAAGAATGGCAACCCATGACCTTCCGTGTGTCATCCTTTATGACTCCGAACGGTTTAGAAACCGGACAAGATTTTGTTTCTAAAACGCTATACGGCATTCACTGTTCCTCGCAAATCCACGCCAACTGAGTTGCCATTTTGAGGAGTTTGTGCTGCGCTAATGTTTTGTTGTCTTTCTTCCGGTGTTAGCAGCCCGAACTTTCGTCGCATTCGATCTTCTTTTCTCCTTTGATAGAAAATCGATCGATATGAACGACCACGTGAACCGAGTACGTTTTGATAAGTATCAGTGAATGACTTCAGAGCCATTTCGCTCGCTGCGTGTTCGCTTTGCGGATCAACCCATTCCCACTCTGGAGTTTGCCATTCGACCGGTGCAACTCGACGGCGATCGTCCAATAGATCTGCACTATTTGCGAATCCAGGCAATGAACTCAATGCTGCCGCATCACAAAATGCATCCCAGGTCGGCTGTAGCAAATGTCGAATTAAATACTGTTGCCAACATCGAAATCGTCTACGATCCTCTAGCTGACTTGTTCTACTTGAGCTGTACGATGTTTGACTGTAATCGCGTGCAACAGTCTCATAACTTAATCCAGTGCCGACGGCGATTTTTCGCAGAATCGTTTGTATCCACGGTTCGGCACCCGCGTTAGGTCGGCCTGGATTCAAGCCAACAACGTCTTCTCCCGGCTGAAGTTCCATAATCATGCCGGGTTCAACGTATCGTTCCCTGTTTCCTGCGTCGTCTGTGCCTGTTCCTCCATCGGGGTCGGCTAGATTACCGAGCGGTGTATTGCTTTTTATCGCTACTGTGAAACAAGATGCTACCGCCGAGGCTTGCAACTCGTTATCGACATAAGTTCCGATGTCGCGAATATCGCTGAGCACCGGAGCAAACCACGTTAAACCACGCGTTTGACCTTCACGTTCCCGACGAAATAGATGCAGAATTTCGTTTGCAGGAATCCTGTCCGGCGAACGAGTGAAAGCGTAAGGCTGCAGCGGATGATCTTTGTAGATCCAATAAGCTACTGGCTTGCCGAGTTCATCAACTTCAACACCCCGGATGATGCGATTGCCATTTTGATTCACGATTCTTGCAGCATATGTATCTTTGTCGCCAGCGAGCCTATCGGCCTCGATAAGTTCTAACGCAAGCGGGACTGGGCGTAGGATTCCTCGATAGATGTTTTGTGGGGTGCGGATCAATCGCACTAGCACCTCGCCTGCTTCAACTATTTCTCGCAAGGCAAGCGATTGCAATTCTTCAAAGGTATAGAGTCCATTTACATGACACGTATCGCACCATTCCGACCATATCTTGTCACGTTCATCATTCACATCTTCAACATCATCACCTTCAAAAGTTTCGAAAGTCGATTGCGCTCGGATGCCACAACCTACGACCGATGAAACGATCGTATCAACCACGCCCCAAGCATAGGCATTATTGCGAACGAGTTCCCTCGCCCATGCTCGCAATCGATCGGCTCCGAACGGACCAAGCAACTCCATGTCTGCCGGTTGATTTTTTGGATTACGACTCGACGAAACTCTTGAAGGTTCCGCTCCCTGATATGATCGTAAAACACGCCTCGCTTGAACTCGCTTCAATCCGGCAGTTGGTGATAGCGTGGCGATTAAATTATCAAGCAACGAGCCGATCATCGTCGGTTCCTCGTCATTTTAGCTAAGCTGATCCCACCACCAGCTTCGCGATGAACTTCCGTTTTGAGCTGTCGTCGTTCAGCGTATAGCTCACCTAAATTGAGTTTCGTGACCTGTCGCGAGCCAAGAGAATAAGACTGTACGCCGCCCTCTTCCAGGGCTGCTATAGCCGCTTCAATTCTAGCTAACGATTGTGATGCACTCATGCGAACTATATTCGCATACTTTCGAGCAGCTACAATAAACCCTTACCATTGGGCTAGTAATTGCAATTAAATTTCATCCTTCTTGTGCCCACGTATTTCCGCAGAAATGGCATTTGCAATATCTGATGCGTCCTAAAGTCTTATACACACGACTATAGTTTGTATTGAACGGTCGCAACGCTACACATTGCACACACGGTCTAGCCTCAAATTCCCGAGGCTTCGGTATCCTAGGTTCTTGCCTAGGCTCTTGTGATTCATTAGGTATCGCATTGCCTGCTGAATCAATGTTTTTTTTCTTCGCGTTCAAGTGCGCCTCCGTGGTATCCAGCCCCCAGGTCTCTGTTTGAAACGCGGTGCACTTTTTGCTTTTGCGTTTTGTACTACTAATTTTTCCTTCTCCGAATTATTGTGCACACGTGGTGTTAACTCTTTTTCCGCAGGTGCTAATAATTTGACACCGAAAATCTCTGCCGCAGCACATGCTAGATACGTTGCATCAAGCCAGTGGTTGTTCTCGTTTTTTACTAGCCAATAGGTCTTGCTACCTTTGCCTTCCTTGAATTCGGTCACTAATTCTTCGGCAACTATATGATTTGCATATGCAAGATGTGATTTTGGATGTGCTCCTGCAAATAGCGATAGCGAACCTTTTTTCAGATTATTGGCTTCATCCATAACAGGTGTTAAAAAACGTTCATGCACAAATTGCTTCCAATAATTTGTATCCAGTTCATAAAGCCAGATGCCACTCGTATCCAGTTTTTGTGCATGCAAATGCTCAGAGGCTAAGACATTCACGCCATTTGATTTCTTTTGTCTGTATGGGTTGATACCTTTAGCCGGATGATAAATGCCTCCTACCTGTTTCGTGAATTCGTAGATAGCCGTGTTGTAATTCCCACTATCAATCAATACGAAGTCAATGTTGCGTGCATTTCCATCCTTATCTTTATACTGCTTTTGCGTCTGTTGATCTCGCCATTCAATTAACGCTCTATAGATCTGCCACTCGATCGCATCGGCTTGTGTTTCTGTTTGTGTATTGCTGACCTCTAGCACCCCATAATCGATCACGCATCCAGCCGCCCCGTGCACCCATGCTGTTATCGTCCAATGACAACGATACTTCCCGATGTCTATACCTGCAGTAAGGCAAACTGTATTCTCAGGCAACTCTTGACGTTTCAATTGATTCAATTGATTCATTATTTTACTACTCGTCAATCCGCTACCGAGCGGACCAACTTCTGGCGGAGGATCGTTGTCGATCTCAGTAGCTACTGCCTTTGGCCCAACGTCTGCTACTCGGTTGTAGTAGGCGTGAATGGCAGAAAGTTCCAACGGCTCGCCGTCGCTGTGTAGCTTCTTTGAGTAGCTGTTTGGGTTGCTAACCTCGCAACCGGCCTCGATGTCAGTCTGGTTGTCACGCCAAAAAGCGAACGCCAGCCGTGCGTCTGGATCGTCTGCCGCGCGTGCTTGCCTCATGCTAATATACTGCTGCACTAGGTCGATTCGATCCGGTTCGCGAAGCATCTTGCGGTATCGCTTGCCACGCCAGGACGGCTTGACCTGCGGATCAGTAAATCGGTAGGCAATACACTTGCGATTTTGCACGGTGCAAAGCATAACTCTCGGCACTCGTTCGGAACTGGCACCAAGACCAGCAACGTCCTTTTCTATGATCTCGTCGTTCTTCTCGATCAGCGCTTCGGATGCCGCTGCCTCCCGGTCTTCGATGTCGTCGATGATTGCGAGCGTTGGCCTAGAGTTGCGAAACTTAGTCCCTCGCACTGGTCCGTCGATGCCTAGCGAGTAAAGCACTTGCCCGCAACTTGCGACATCAAACGACTTAGGCCAGTCGGCAAGCTGCCAACGTGCGATCGTAG